CACCACGGTGAGAGTGACCGCACACGACATTACACTGGTTAAAATCACGGTGTGCGCCCAGCTTCGAATAATGTCCGTGGATGAACAAGATCCCATTGATGTAGAGTTCCTCGGTCGGGTCATGGATGGTAGTCACTCCTTCGAAAGTCATTCTCGAGCGGATAGCCTGCGCGATCAGGTGCTCTCCCTCCGGGCACTTCTCGACGATGCGCTTTAAGATCCTCGCGTCATGGTTGCCCATGAGCTGGAAGCATTTCGCCTTGGGCGCTACCTGTTGAAGCGTCTTCCAGAAGTCCTCGGCCATCTCCCTGGACAGATCATCCTCAGCCTTCGGCGTGTAGGTGTTCAGCGACCGGGCGAACTTCGAGGCCGAATACTGATCGGTCAGATCACCCACCTGGACGATCACGTCCGGCTGTTCCTTCTGAGCGAAGGCGTAGACCATCGAGAGCGCGTTCAGGTTAACGAAGGGCAAGTGCATATCACCCACGACCATGATCTTCTCAGCGTGGTTTAACCTGACCACGTTCCTGTGCTCTTGAGAGTAAACGATCTCTTTGATCTTCTCGGGATCATCAATCGCCGGGAATGGATCTTTCTTCTTCGGCTCTTCCTTCTCGACCAGGCCAGCCGCCCGGAGAGCGTTGTCCCAGGTGCCGAACAGGATCCCGACTGGGATGCGCGGAAAGATCGCTTGAAAGTCCGAGATCATCGGGACGCGCCCCAACTCATGCGCAAGTTCCTTGAGCTTCACTACCACGTAGTGTTTCTGATCCATGCGTGTTCCCCCGTTCATAGGGTAAGGGGATCACTAGGAAAAAAAAGCCTACTCTCACGGCGCGGTGCGGTAATGCGTTCGGCTTTGATTCCTGACGACGATGGTCTAACACTGGAGAGAGAGGCCCCGGTGGGGCTAGCTGGACCGTCCAGTGGAGGAACAGAGCATGACCAACATTCCAGAGATCCATTGTCGATACGACCGGATGATTCCCATCCATGAGCTGAAGGATCACCCGAAGAACCGTAACAAGCACTCAGACGAGCAGATCGAACGCCTGGCGAAGCTGTACGAGTACCACGGGATCAGACACCCGATCATCGTCTCCGAGCTCTCTGGCTGTATCGTAGCAGGCCATGGACGGAAGCTAGCAGGGAAGAAGGCAGGCTTTGACTCGATGCCTGTGGTGTTCCAGAAGTTCGCGGACGAGACCGCCGAGTATGCGTTCATCCAAGCGGACAACGCGATCGCATCCTGGGCCGAGCTCGACCTGGCCGGGATCAATGCCGATCTTCCAGACCTTGGCCCTGACTTTGATCTCGAGATGCTAGGGCTAAAAGACTTCACGCTGGATCTGTCGGAGAAGCTCGAGCCCGAGTGCGACGAGGACGAAGTTCCAGATCCTAGGCCAGAGCCGAAGGTAGTTCAAGGCGAGGTTTACATTCTTGGGAATCATCGCCTTATGTGCGGAGACTCGACCGCGATCACCGATGTCGAACGGCTGATGAACGGAGAGAAGGCCGATATGGTTTTCACAGATCCTCCGTATGGCGTGGACTATAAGGGAATCAATAATGATTCAAGGGGTGGTCTTGCCGATCTTCTATCTCAAGCGTTCGATAATTATAGCTTGAGCATGAAAAACGGGGCTTCTATTTATGTTTTTCACAGCGATAGGTGCGCAGATATTTTTCACGAAGAGTTTAGAAAAAGGTTCCATTTTTCAAGCATTGCAGTCTGGGTAAAACCCAGCCTTGTGATGAGTCAAACTGATTATCATTCAAAACATGAGCCAATTATTTATGGATGGAAAGAAGGCTCCGCCCATCAGTGGCACTCTGATAGAAAACAGACTTCTGTTTGGGAGTTTGGAAGAGAAAAGACAGATGGTCACACCACTCCTAAACCAGTTGATCTAATTTGCTACGCATTAGAAAACTCCTCAAAGAGAAAAGAAAGTGTCATTGATCTTTTCGGAGGCTCAGGCTCAACACTCATCGCCTGCGAAAAGACCGACAGAAAATGCTTCATGATGGAGCTCGATCCTCTCTACTGCGGAGTCATCCTCGACCGATGGCAGAAGTTTACAGGCAAGAAGGCACACCGGGAAGACGGGGTCGCCTGGGATAAGATCAGGGGTGCGTGATGGCAGTTGAAATCGACAAGAAGAAGCTGGAAGCCTTCATGCGACAGAAGCCGACGCTACTCGATACAGCGGCCTTCTTCGACTGTTCGGATCGTACAATCGAGCGGTTTATTCGCGACGAGTACGGAGTGAGCTTTGTCGAGTTTCGGCAACAAAAGATGGTCCACACTAGACACGCGCTGATCCGTAAGGCGATCGAGAAGGCCATGGGTGGGGACAATACCATGCTGATCTTTTGCTTGAAGAACCTGTGCGGCTGGGCTGACAAGCAAGAGGTGGCGGTCGAGAATGAGGGCGCGATAAAGATCAACATGAATTACGAGCGCAAGAAGAAGGAATGAGTGAAGCAGTCGAACAATACTCCAAGCCCTACTTTAGCGACTTTAACCCGCGAGTTATTCCGTATCAGTCTGATGTCGTCGATTTTCTTGATGACTGGGATTTCGGACGAGGTACGCCTGAGATTCTCCTTTCTGGCAGTTATGGATCCGCTAAAAGCATCCTTATGGCTCATTTGGCCGTCCGTCATTGTGTCGAGAATCCTGGAGCGCGAGTCTGCCTAGCGCGTAAGGCGTTGCCGGATCTGAAGGACACGATCTTTAAGGAGATCCTGGAGCACATCACGGAAGACTTCGTCGAGGGTAAGCACTACAGGGTGAACCACTCGATTGCTAAGGTTACCTGGTGGAACGGATCCGAGATCATCTCGAGAAGCTGGTCGGATAAGAAATATAAAAAGGCCCGGTCGCTCAAGCTGTCAATGGTTGTCTTCGAAGAGCTCACCGAGAATAACGAGGATGACAAGGCCGCTTTCGATACGCTGAAGGCCAGGCTTAGACGTATTCCTGAGGTGAAGGAGAACATTTTGATCGCCGCCACGAACCCGGATGGCCCTGGCCACTGGGTTTACAAATACTTTTTCGACAGCGAGGCCAGGACGCGCAAGGTGTTCAAGTCGGTCACGACTGACAACCCGTTCCTTGATCCGGTGTACATTGAGCAGCTGAAGCAGGACCTGGCGCCTCGAGAGGCCCAGCGGTACATATACGGCGAGTGGGTCGAGATCGACCAGGATAGGATCTATTCGGCCTACGATTCCGATAAGAACTATCTGAACACCGCCTACCAGGTGAGGCCGCACCTCCCGATCGTGCTCGCGTTCGACTTTAACATTGGCCACGGCAAGCCTATGTCATCGGCGGCTGGTCAGTGGGACGGTCGGGCCTGGCACTGGTTCGATGAGGTGGTGATCCAGGGAGCTCGGACTCAGGACGCCATCGACGCATGGATCGAGAAGGGCATCCTGACGCACCGGGCGAAGATCATCGTCAGGGGTGACGCCTCCGGGCAGGCCCGGGACACGCGCTCCATCGTGTCGGATTACGACATCATCAGGAAAACGCTGGCCAACTCAGGGGCCACGTTCGAGATGCAGGTTCCTCGGGAGAATCCTCCGGTGAGGAAGCGCCACAATATCGTGAACGCATACTGCCAGAACGAGGCAGGCGAAAGACGCTTGTTCGTTTACAAAACGGCTCCCGTGACGCACGATGGGCTAAGGCTGACAGCTTTGAAAAAGTCCGGGGATTACATCGAAGACGACTCAAAGCCTTATCAGCACATTACCACCGCGATCGGCTACGCTGTGGTTTACGAGCACAACTTGCTCGGGGCCGTAATGGTCGGAAGCTCAAGGAGATAAAATGCTGAACCTTTTGAACCCTAACGTCCGTAGACAGATCATCGACGAATCCAAGGCTAGTGAGAACGTCGAGCGCAAGAAGGTTAGCTTCGGCCAGTTCGAGATTTTCAAGGACCGGATCCTCCAACAGGTGAAGGCCTACCTCGAGGGATTTTACTCGAAGGACACCATCCAAAACACGCCTATCGTGAGCTCGGTTAACCTGGCTCGCCGGATCGTGAAGAAGGAAGCAAGCCTTTACCGTAAGGCTCCAGTCCGTGAATTCTACGGCCTTAGCGAGGAGCAGGAAATGGTCGTCCGCCAGGTTTACGCAGACCTAAAGATCGACACGGTCATGATGAAAGCGAACGAATACTTCAAGCTCCAGGACCAGACGCATCTCTACCTGATCCCTCGCGCTGGGAAGCTGAAGCTCCAGGCCTTGCTCGCTCATAACATCGACGTGGTTCCATC